ATTCCATGGACCGAGACCTCAACCTCGAGCAAGGCGACCAGCACGTAACCCTTGACACCAGCCCTTGGCCGAGAACACACTCCGCTCCCATGGCAGGCGTCCAAGGCATGGTAAGGTCCCGTCCTACATCCGATGCTCACAAGGACGCTATCCTTCGCTCCAAAATAGAGAATCGGCTACAGAATCACTTCGATGGTAAGAAGCGGCTGTCGCCCTCTCAGCTCAAGGCCGGAGAGATCCTTTACGCTCGCCTTCGGCCGGTCTTGTCGGCTGTCGAGCAGACGGTCACCGACTCGCGCGATAGCCTCACAGAGGATCAGTTGCTTGCTCAGTTGTGCGCGATCTTCGCTGCGAAGCCTGAGCTCTACAGGCGCGTGGTCGAGGTGCAGAGTGCAGCAGCGCTCGTGCATGAGAGTGGAGCTATGCTCAGCGAGATACAGCGTGATGCAGCGATCACTAGCGATGTGGCACGACACAACGACACCACGAAGCGCGGTGTGCCAGCGGCCCCCGCGCCCGCCCACGAGCAGGCTGGCGTGGAGCCCCCAAAGAAGAATGCTTAGAGCCCTATGACCTCACCCGAATTTTTCTCCCCGTTTTTCATCCAGAAGGAGTCCCGGCAATGGCAAAAGTAGGCGGTGGAATCAATCCGATGCACCTGACGAACTCGAGCCATCCGTTCGAGATCGGGAAGAACGACAGGGGCGCGAAGGCGACTTCGAAGTTCGCGCACACGATGGGTGTGGGCCCGAAGCCCGGAGGTGAGGGGGACAAGATCTCGGCGAATTCGGCGCGGAAGAGTGTGCCTGGGTCGATCAACGGGCCTGGGGTGGCGAAATGAACGCCGATCAGTATCTGGTGGTGCGCTGCACGCCGGACTTCAAGTCGTACACGTACTGGGTGGTGGACACGAACGGGCAGCAGTTGTTCGGGTCCGACGGGTTGCCGATCGAGGCGCCGTCATCGGTGTCGAACCGGACGACCGTCAAGGCTACTCTCGGGACGGCGATCCAGAACGAGATGCCGACGCTGGGGACCTGAGCCGTGGATCAACGCGACCCGGGATGGCGCGACCAGTACGCCGGTGGGTTGGCGCCCGACCCGCAGGTCGAGGCGGCGCTCTCCGGGGCTGCGTATGAGACCGTGTCGTTCCGGCCGGCGCCGGTGCCGTTCGCGGCTGTGCCCTCGGGGTTCGGGTCGTTCGTGAAGCTGCGGTGAAGTACGACTACCCCGGAGGTATCTTGCCCCACGAGCGCCCGATGATCGATCGCTTCGAGGACGAGGTCGTGCCCTACATCGAGCGCGAGGGCCCGCGGATCGGTGAGATCGCGATGCAGGGCGACGCCGTGGCCGCGGAGATCATCGCGCGCTATCGCCTGTTCGTCGAGGGTCTGCCGGACCTGCGGGCCACGAACTACAAGTTGCTGGTGCGCGCGCTGAAGGCGTGGCAGCGAACCGAACACACCGAGGGAAGGAGTATCCATTGAGCACACGCGAGAAGATGTACCGGGGCCGGTCGAGCGGTCCGGGCCTGAAGGAAGGACTGAACTCGGCCGACACAAGCGGGGTCGTCAACACCGTTCGGGGCTACGTCGCCACGGGCCGCCAGAAGGTCAGCGGCAACGTCCCGGCGCGCAACGCCATGGTCTCGGCCAATGCTTCACGGAAGAGCTGAACCGACGACCGAGCTCGACTTCGAGACGACGATACCCGAGCAAGTCCGCGGGCTCCCGCCGTACCGGGGGAAGGTCTCGTGGGAGGCGCTCGCTCTCGCTCTGGATGAGATGACCGGGCCAGCGCACGAGCGCCGCCGCCTCGCCCGGGAGTACAAGGACTTGGTCAGGCGCCACGGCCTCTCGATCCTCATGCCGCGCCTGCGGATGTCGTACTGCGCCGCACGCCTGCGCCTGGGGGACTTCTCGGACTACTGGGGCTGGGAGTTCCGCGGCGCCCACAACCCGGACGAGTCCCGCTCCTGGGCCGCGAACATGTACTGGTCGGAGACCTGGATGGCGAAGTGGGGCGGCGGCACGATCAAGCGCCTCCTCGTCTTGGCAGAGCAGGGGATCGGGGACGAGGTGTTCTTCGCCTCGATCCTGCCGGAGTGCCTGCTTCGGGCGCAGGAGGTGATCTACGAGTGCGATCCCCGGCTACACGGCCTACTCAGCCACGCTTGGCCTCGCCTACAGTGCCGACCGTACCGCGAGTTCGAGGACCGGCGCTTCGACTACGGCCCGATCGACGCCTTCATCCCCGCGGGCGAGCTGATGCGGATGTTCCGGCGGGCGCGCGGTCACTTCCCCGGGAAGGCATACCTCACCCCTAACCCCGAGCGCGTCGCCGAGTTCGAGCGGTTCCGCGGCCGCACGGGGATCTCGTGGCGCGGCCGGCAGGGTAGCGTCGAGCCGAGCGCCTTCGGGATCGACAACCCGGTCTCCCTCCAGTACGGAGAAGGCTCCGAGGGCATCGAACACCCGGGCATCGACCTCAAGAACGACATCGAAGGCGTCGTGGCGCTGTGCTCGGTCCTCGAGCGCGTCGTCACGGTCCCGACCTCGGTGCAGCACTTCGCCGGAGCCGTCGGCTCCCAGGTCGAGATCATCGTCCCCGACAACGTCGCGACCCAGATCCACTGGGACTACCCCTCATCCCCGACCGGAAACCCGCTCCCGTGGTATCCAGACGCGCGGGTGTGGGACTCCCTCGACCACTGGAGGCAGAGCCATGCCGATCAAGCCGATCAAGACCCCGAGAGCCGCGCCGCATAGCCCTGGTCTGCGAGGAATCGCCCCGCTCGGGTCGATCTCTCCGATCGCCACCGCGGCGCCGAAGCACGACCGCTCGAAAAACCTCGGGAAGTACCTCCACCCGGCCAAGAAGCGTGGATAACCTGCGGACAGGCCCGTTCCTCGATCCTGATAAATGGACCGAGGAGGACGAGATTCCGTGGGACTTCGACGCCGGCGGGTCCCTCGAAGGCGGATTCGAAGGGGACTGGACGGGATTCGAGATCGAAGCCGAGGAGGGGGAGTGATCGGCGATGACTACCCCGAGTCCTTCCGTTTCATCGCCCCGTCGCTCCGACACGCCGACACGGTGCTCGACATCGGCCCAGGGATACGCACCCAGCCCTTCCTCACACCGGAACTCCACCTCTGCGTCGAGCCCCACGAGGAGTACGTCCGGGTCCTCCGAGAGCGTGGCTTCCTCGTGATCCACGACACCGCCCAGTCCGCGCTCCGCTTCTCCGGCTCGGTTGACACGATCTTCCTCCTAGACGTCATCGAACACCTCGAGCGCGCCGACGGAGAGCGGGTCCTCGCGCTGGCGGCCGATCGCGCCCGCGAGATCGTCCTCTACACCCCTACCGGATTCAAGCCACAGTTCTACGCTCAAGGGGAGAAGGACGCCTGGGGCATGAACGGCACGGCGTGGCAGACCCATCGCTCCGGCTGGACTCCGGCTGACTTCCCCGGCTGGCGCATCGTAGAGGACGCCCCGCGGGGCGCGTTCTTCGCGGTCTGGACTCGGCCATGACGGCACGCTACTCCACCCTCAAGGCCCTGCGCTTCCCCGACCGGCTCGCAGGCATAGCGAGCGGCACCGCCACGGCCCCGGTCCACGTCCAGATCATCCTCTCGGACCTGTGCAACCAAGCCTGCCACTTCTGCGCGTACCGTGACCCGTCCTACACGTCCTCGGTCCTCTTCCACATCGACGGGAACTACAACCCCAAGCGCTTCCTCCCCTTCGAGAAGCTCATCGAGGTCCTGGATGACTGCGTTGCGATGGGAGTGCGCGCTATCCAGTACACGGGCGGTGGCGAGCCCACGGTCTACCCGCGCTTTCAGGAGGCGATCGACGCCACCGTGGCGCGCGGCCTGAAGTGGTCGCTTGTCACGAACGGCGTCCTCTCACGGAACCGTGACTTCTCCACCGCGACATGGATTCGCGTCTCACTCGACGCCGCAAATGCCGCGACCTACTCCCGCATCCGTAGCGTCCCGCAGGACCACTTCGCCAAGGCGTGCCAGACGATAAAACGCTACGGCTGCGGGGTGGGATTCGTCGTGACTCCGGAGAACTGGGGCGAGATCGTCTCCGCGACGGAACTGGCCCGCTCCATCGGTGCATCGAACATCCGCATCGGCGCGCAGTTCTCATCCGAGAATGCCGCACTCTTCGACGGGTTCCGTGCTCAAGCCTCCGCGCTCGCGAAGGAGGCCGAGTCCTTGGCCGAGCCCGGCTTCGAGGTCGTGAACCGCTTCGACGAGAAGCTCGCTGAACTGGACGACGGGAACCCAGAGTACGATCGCTGCGGATTCCAATACTTCACGACCTACATCGGAGCGGACCAGAACCTATACCGTTGCTGCGTCTACGCCTACAACCCGCACGGATTGATCGGCTCGATCCGTGACCGCAGGTTCCGCGACGTCTGGCCCGAGGCGCACGCCGCGTTCCGCTCCTTCAGCGCCAGGGGCTGCGAGCGCTGCCAGTTCCAGTCGATCAACCGAGCGATCAACGACGTGCTTACGCCTGACCCATCCGAGGCGTTCGTATGATCTCCCTTGTCATGCCGTACTGGCGTCGGAGAGAGCCCGCGCTACGCGCGCTCGATCTCCTCGAGCAGCACTACCGCGACCTCGACCTCGAAGTCATCATCGTCGATGACGGATCGCCCGAGTCCGACTCCCTGACCGGGATGCGCTCCTACGACATCCCCGTCTCCGTGATCCGCCTGCCCGTCAAGGACCAGCCCAAGAACCCATGCGTCCCGATCAACGTCGGTGTGCGTGCTTCCCGAGGAGAGATCGTCGCGCTCTCCAACCCCGAGATCCTCCACGAGACGCCCGTTCTCGGAGCCATGCGCGACGAGCTCACAACCCTCGGAGAGAAGGGCTATGTACTCGCTGCTTGCTGGTGCCCTGAAGAGAACCTGTGGCATTGCCATAGTTCTGTGTCTGTCAACCGTCCTGACGGTACTCGGGTGGTTCCTGGTACTGGGTATCATTTTCTGGGCATGCTTCGACGATCCCTATTTGAGGCCGCGGGCGGGTTCGACGAGGAGTACCGGGAAGGAACCGGGTGGGACGATCCAGACTGGGTCAATCGGCTCGTGCGCGCCGGAGCGAGATTCCGCATCCGAGACGACCTCGTTGTGAAGCACCCCAAGACCGGAGCGCAGACCCATTGGGTCGAGGACCGCGACAAGAACCGCGCGCTCTACAACGTCAAGTGGCCCCGCCTCCCGGAGATGCAATGCTGACCGTCGTCTGCGTGAAGTCGAAGCCCGCCTACGACCACGCCTACGTCAACCGCCTCCACCGCGCCGTCGAGCGCTCGCTCACGATCCCTCACCGCTTCGTGTGCTTCACCGACGACGCCGAAGGAATCCGATGCGCGACGAGACCACTACCGGCAGGACATCGCAAGGGCTGGTACTCCAAGCTCGCGCTGCATCGTCCGGGCCTGCTCACGCCTCCGGTCTTGTACCTGGACCTCGATACCCTCATCGTCGATTCGCTCGATTTCGTCCAGACCTACAGCGGCGAATTCTCCATCTTGAGGGACTTCTATCGTCCCGATGGGTACGGCTCTGGTGTGATGATCTGGAACAATCCACAGCCCCAGGTGTGGGAGCGCTGGATCTCTGAGGGACGGCCCGAGCATCCACTCGGGGACCAAGGGTGGATGGAGGAGTGCGTGCCGAACGCGGACCGGCTCCAAGACGTATGGCCGGGCAAGTTCGTGTCGTACAAGGTCCACTGCCAAGGTGGTCTACCGCCTGATGCTGCGGTGTGCTGCTTCCACGGATTCCCAAAGCCCCACGACTTCCCCGTCGGCCACTGGGTCGAGGAGACGTGGACGGGCGCTGGAGTGACGGCGTGAACGACCTCGCCCTCGTCGCCAAGCTCGTCGCGGACCTGGACTACGTCCGCTCGACGCGACGCCTCGAACACTACACACCGTATCCGTATCAGGTCGCGTTCCACAACGCGATCGGGAAGGACACCCGCACCCCGGCGAAGCAGCGTCTCCTCATGTGCGGGAACAAGGTCGGCAAGACATTCTGCTCCGCGATGGAGGTTGCGATCCATGCGACGGGGCTCTACCCGACGTGGTGGCGTGGTACGAGATTCCTCTACGCCCCAGAGATTCTCGTCTGCGGCCTCACCAACGACTCCGTGCGTGACCTCGGTCAGCGGGAACTCCTCGGTGATCCCACAGACGAGAAAGCCCTCGGCACCGGCACGATCCCCAAGCGCTGCGTCGGCAAGCGCCGGAGCAAGACAGGCGTGCCCAACGCCTACGACTCCGTGCGCGTTCTTCACGTTTCGGGCCAGTGGTCGCGCGTCTACTTCCGCGCATACGAGCAGGGCTGGAAGAAGTTCCAAGGGATAGCGTTCGACGCATCGTGGCCCGACGAGGAACCGCCCGCAGATATTTGGTCTCAGCTCCTCCGCGCGTCGCTCCTGCGCGAGAACGCAATCATCTTCTGCTCGATGACGCCCGAAGAAGGGATGACCGAGACCGTGACGTCGTTCATGGAATCCCTCCGCAAAGGTCAGGCCCTCCTCACCGCGACCTGGGACGACGCGCCACATCTCACGCCCGACATCAAGGAACAGCGCCTCTCGGCGCTCCGCCCCCACGAACGCGAGATGCGCTCGAAGGGGATACCGCTACAAGGCGCCGGCCTGATCTACCCGATCTCGGACGAGGACCTCCTCATCGACCCGATCGAGATACCGCGCCACTGGCCGCAGGGAATAGGTATCGACTTCGGCATCTCGACGCAGCATCCGTTCAGCGCCGCGAAGTGCGCCCTCGATCGCGACACCGGGACGTTCTACGTCACCGCGGAGTACCAGACCACCGACGACAAGGCCGCCGTCCACGCCGACGCTCTCCAGGCATGGGGGAAGTGGGTTCCCGTGTGCTGGCCCCATGACGGACTGAACCGAGAGAAGGGATCGGGCGACGAACTGCACAACATCTACCGCTCGAAGGGGATGAACCTACTCCCGTGGAAAGCGACGAATCCACCCTCCATCGGTCAGATCGAGGGCGAGGGCGGGAACTCCGTCGAGGCATCGGTTCTCGGTGTTCTCGACGATATGTACGCCAAGCGCTTCCGCGTATTTCGCACCTGCACCACGTTCTTCAAGGAAAAGCGCATGTACCACCGCGACCTCAAGGGCAAGATCGTCCGCATGCACGAGGACTTGCTCTGCGCGGTGCGCTACGCCCACATGATGAAGCGCCACTTCCGCACAGAGAGCGTGCGGCCTGCGCGCCAGACCGTACGTGAAGGACTACGCCAATGGTAGCGAAGACGATGGAGTCCGAAGCGAAGCTCGGGATCGTTGCCCCGGCGCGCAGCGCTGACGCGGAATCCGACGACGACGTCAAGGCGCCGGCTAAGGAACGCCGCATCACGAAGAAGGACTGGGCCAAGGTCGAGTCCTTCCTCAAGGAAGAGTTGCTCGATCGCAAGACCTCCGACTTTCGTAAGATGGCCGAGCGGAAGTGGAAAGAGGTCGATCGCCAGATCGAGATGGAGCCTCTCATCAAGGTCTCTCGAGACGGAGCCGAGCCCGACATGGGATGGCACAACGTCATCGAGCTGGGCGAACTCTCCAAGGCATCGGAGAACATCGCGGCCGACATCCGGCGCATCGTCTTCCCGCAATCCCGATTCTGGAACGAGCCTCACGCCGACATCGACGACTCGCTCCCGCTCAACCCGATGGGCCAGAAGGACAAGAACCCGAAGCTCCAGGAGTCGGTCAACGGACGCGTGCGCGCCTTCATGTCCCAGCAGCACGAGGACTTCGGCCTGAAGGACCGGGTCGAACTCTCTATCAAGGAAGCGCTCCACCACGGCTCCTTCGTGGTCGAGGCGGACTGGTCGGAGCAGGAGTTGATTTTCGGGGGAACGAAGACGAAGACCATGGGCTCGCCCGTGTGGATTCCTCACTCCATGTGGAACTGCTATCCCGACCCGTCCTCCTCGGTGATCGGGACGAATATGTTCTACGAGGGCTCGATGTTCGTCGAGTCCTACATGCCTCGCCACAAGACCGAGCGGCTCGTTAAGAACTCAAAAGATGACGGATGGATGCCTTCTCAGTGGAAGAAGGTCTCGAAGGACACGCACGTCGTCAAGGACCAGAAGACCAAGGACGTGAAGCTCACGACCTTCGTCGGCGACATCAACATCGAGCGCGCGGACGGGGACCTCTACTTCCCGAACCACAAGGCGATCCTGGCGAACGGGACCATCGTCTACATGGCGCCGTCCAAGCTCCCGCACTCGCCCTACATCTACAAGGGCTACGAGCGCTTCGACGTTCGCGACCCGTACTACCTTTCGCCGATCATCAAGCAATCGCCGATGCAGAAAATGGCGACGATGCTCGGGAACAAGATCATGGACGGAGTAGAACTCCAGATCGAACCCCCGATCGTCTACGACGGCAACGACCCGGACTTCGTCGTGAACGGAGGCCCCATTGTCGCTCCGGGCTCCAAGACCTCGACGAAGGGATCGAACGCCTTCTCCCAGGTCCAGATCGGGGACCTCCGCACCGCGCTGGAGATGTTCCAGCTTTGCCTGAACGACATGAAGGAGAAGCTCGGACGACCGGGCAAGCCCGTCGGCGATCGCGCCACCGCTCGCGAGGTCCAGAAGTCCGAGCAGGACCAAGAAGCATCGCTGATCGGATTCATCGACAAGCTCGAGATCGCTCTGCGCTCCTTCCTGTACATGCAGCACCGTCTCAACCTCGACAACCTCGAGGACTACTCCTTCTACTCCCCCGAGATGGACGACCCGGACTTCTTGCGGATCAAGCGCGCGGACTTGCCAAAGGAGATCCACTTCTCCGTCGTCGGCGGTCGTGGCGTTCTGGGCGAGCAAGAGCGTTCCCAGAAAATGTCCATCGCCGCGGCCTTCCTACTCGGCAACGAGCACACCGCTGCGATGCAGGACGGCGTAGCGATCTCGAAGCAGATGTACCAGGACGCCGGGGTGAAGAACCCGGAGCGCTTGCTCGTCGTGCAGGGACAGGAATCACCGGAGCAACTCAAGGCCCAGCTCGGACAGGCGAAGAAGGTCATCCAGAAACTCGGACAGGCGTACCAGAAGGAGAAGGAGAAGTCCGAGGTCAAGATGGCGAAGATCCACGCGGACTCCACCGCCAAGCACGAGAAGCTCGTCACGGACCACAACGACCGCGTGCAGGAACTCCGAGCCACGATCTCACTGGAACTCGCGAAGCTCGGCGAGGCGAGCAAGCAATCCATCCGCGAGCTCAAGGCTGACTTGTTGCGTGACCTAATGGGCCACATGGTCGAGTCCTCTCACAAGAACGCGGATCGTCAGACCCAAGTCATCGTGGATTCGAGCGGGAAGGCTGGCTCCGACATCAGCGAGCACATGAAGGCGCTCACCGACAGCCACGCCGAACTCATCAAGGCGGTGAAGAAGCCCCGCAAGCTCCGTCACACGAAGGGCAAGGACGGCTCGTACACCACAGAGGCATTGGACTAACTTCAGGAGAACACGATGGCAGCCGGAGACGTTCACGTATCAGCGAAGTTCGTGTCGAACATGACCATTACGGGCCTCGCGTCCCTGTGGGCATCGGACACGGTCAAGATGGGGATCATCACCAACGCGCAGACCCCGGGGATCAACGACTCCGACCCCCGCTGGGGCGCGGGCGGAACGCAGAACTACTCAACCGCCGAGGTAACTCCTGGCGGGAACTACAGCGCGGGCGGGATCACTGTGACTTCCCCAGCGTCCTCTCTCTCCGGCGCCGTGACCTCGCTCACCGCCACGAGTCCGATCTCCCTCGCGGCCAACGCATCGAATCCGACCGGCGCATTCTGGGGAATCTTCTACGACTCGACGGATGCGGGGAAGCACGTCTTCGGCTTCATTGACCTTGGTGGTTCGCTCTCGCTCGTGAACGGGCTCCAGATCAACATCAACGGAGTGTCGAGCGGAACGCAAACTCTGATGACGGGAACCGCGACGTAAATGGCATACCGCGGTAACTCAGAGGAGTGGATGAAGGTCCCGCGCGGCGGAGTCGGCGCCGTCGCACAGAATTCGTATACCACTTCCTTCCCTGTCACCGAGAACCCACTCCTTGAGGGCGGGATATGGGTAAGGGGAGGTTCTGAGGGAGGAAGTTGGACCGACCCTCAGACTGGACCGAATTCAAGCGCAACAGGACAGATAGCTTTTGGTACGCAGGTTGCTAGCCCTGGTCCTCCGTTCGATGATTCGGTAGCTCACCTAATTGATTTCCTCCCTAATCATTACGCAGAGGGGGTGATCTTCAACGCAGCGACCGACCAGATCGAGGTCGAGTTGTTGGTTCGTGCAAACATCTCCAATGGAAGCATCCAGTTATACGAGGGAGACTACGTATTCTCTGGGGCGAATACATGCGACCTGCATCTTGTTCGATGGAACGGACCACTGAATTCATTCACCGAGCTTCACGGTGGCACAGCAATCGTAACTGGGCTCGACATCAGCACTGGCACCACGCACCGCATGTCAATAAGCGGCAACATCATCACCTTCACTCGCAATGGCGTTTCGATAGCTACCTACGATCTTCTGGCGAATTTCGTCGCAGACGGCTCTCTTATCTTGAGCACCGGAAACCCAGGCATGGGGTTCTGGGATCGAAGTCTTTCGAGCGGGGCGAACAGGAACACGATGGGATGGTCTACGTTCTCGGCGGCGCAGGTATGACCATCCTGGCTACTGACGACTTCAACAGAGCCGACGCCGGAACACTTGGCGCCAACTGGACGGACATCGCCGGAGAGACAGGCTGGTCGATAGTCTCGAGCGAGGCCAAGGTCACATCTGCTGGAAGCGTAACCATGGCATCGCGCTGGACCGCTGTTTCATTTCCCAACAACCAGTGGGCTCAGGTTGCGGTGGGGTCTACTCTGGAGACGACGAGCGACCAAGGAGTCGGTCCTATGGTTCGCGCTCAGTCTGGCGGGGACCGAATCCTCATGCAGGGGAATTCCGTTCAGACAAGAGTCTACAAAAAGGTTAGCGGTACGTTCACCCAGCTTGGAACAGATGGACCTGCGGTGACCAATGGAGATGTTCTCTATCTGGAGATTCAGGGAACTACGGTTGTAGCCAAGCTGAATGGCACCAGCGTATGCGGAAGTCCCATAGCACTAGGAACCGGACCTTCAACTGGAAGTGCTGGTCTATGGGCCGCGCCAGTAAGCGTGTTGGACACAGGCAACAACTGGAGTGGTGGTGATTTCAATATCGGTCTTCCGAACAAGGGCGCAATTTTCAGCAAGTTCAAAACATCGCACCGCCCTCGCCCGTTTGGGCCGGGAAATGCAAGATAGGAGAGAGACATGAGCAGACAGTACTGGGCAGAACAACTCTACTGGGCCACGGCGGACGGGGCGCAGATCGTCTCGACTGCAACGGAGACGATCATCTTCCCCGATGTGACGATCCCCGCGAACTATCTCGCGGACGGTCGTACACTCACCTTGAAAGCAAAGGGTCGATGGAGCAACGTCGTTACCTCGGTCCCGACGCTGACGTTCTTCCTTCGCTGGGGTGGAGTTGGAGGGACGATCCTCGCGCAGTCTCCGGCGATCGTCACACCAGCGGCAGCAACGACCTCGGCCCCATGGTGGCTGGAACTCTCAGTCCAGGTCCGAGCGAACGGTTCCAGTGGTTCTCTGTTTGTCATGGGCGATGTCACCATGACAGACGGTGCGGCACCCACGTTCGGGACGGTGACGAACTATGGAGTCACTGCCTCGATGAACTCGACCGGAACAACGGTCCCAGCAGCGGTCACGGTGGACCTCACCGCCGACACCGCGCTCTCCCTCACGGCTAAGTTCAGCGCCTCGAACGCGGCGAACAACCTGACCGGGCACATCTACACAGGACGTTCTGAGAACTAATGAATGGCAACGCGCTTCTACTTTCACGCCTCTGGAAGCATCCTGACCGCGAGCAATCCCGGTTTCGATGCGAACTGGGAGCAGACCGGGCAAGCCACGCGCTTGCCGATGGATCTCAAGACACAGCAAGGTCCGCAGACGGCGCTGACCAACTCGTCGAATATCACCGTACCGATCACGACGACGCAGGACATCCTGTGCTACCAGTTCGTCTCGAACCAGATATTCAAGCCTGCGAAGCTCGACGCCTCGACGACGTTCTCCCTCGTGTTCCGAACGCTGGAGAGCGCGACCACGGCGAACTGCTTTCTCGCGTACAGCCTTCGTGCGTTCGATGTTCGAGGGTTGGCCTCACTCGGTACGATCTCTTCAAACTTCGCTGGTGGTGGAACGGAGTACGCAGCGGCAGCCCAGACTCGGATTTTCGCCGCTACGGCCATCACTGCAACGCAAATCGACCAGCTATTCCGCCTCGTGCTGGAGATCGGATCACACGCTGCCGCGCCAACCGCGGCAACGACCTATACCCTTCGAACCGGGGACAACGCCGCTTCGGACTTCGCACTTACCAGCGGCCTCACCACGGACCTGAATTCATGGTTCGAGTTGAGCACGAATCTCAATGCCCTCGTCGTGCAGAACGCGATGCACGTTCGCGCGCCCTCAGGAATCTCAGTGACTGAGAAAACTCGATGAGCTTCAAACAGCTCCGATCCGCATACTTCAAGTTCCCGCACGTTGTCCCTTCGGCCGGCGTTACCACGATCAACGCTACCGTCGGTTCTTGGACATGGGCGGGGGTGAAGACAGGGCTACTCGTCATCATCGCAGCCAGTGTCGGAGCATGGACCTGGGCCGGCAAACATTCCCCGCTCTCCACCGAGATCCACGCTACGGTAGGGTCATGGACGTGGGCTGGGAAGGCATCACCCCTATCCACCGAGATCAAGTCCACCGTAGGGACATGGAGCTGGGCTGGGAACAAGAGCCCGCTATCTACAGAGGTCCATGCCGGAACCGGCGCTTGGACGTGGGCAGGCGTCTCTGCTGTCGTCACGACACCTGGCGGTCCAACGATCATCTCCTCGAGCATCGGTCCTTGGGCCTGGGCCGGTCTCGCATCCCCACTCTCCCGAGAGATCGTATCGACGGTCGGGTCCTATACATGGGCTGGTCTACCAGCGCAGCTCCAAGGCGTCACCATCATCCCCGCCGCGATCGGTGCATGGGCTTGGGCTGGCCTGCCTTCCACAATCCAAGGCCCTCCATCTCCCACCGTATCCACCGGATCCGGCGGTGGTGGACGCTACTTCGGCTACTACCCCGAGCGCGCGCGGGAAGTCCGTGCAGAGATCCGCTCCCTCACCAAGGAGAAAAAGCGCATCGAGCGGCGCTTCAAACTCGCTCCAAACAATGTCGATCTTGCGCGCCTCGCTGAGTTGCTTACGCAGCTCCAGCAACGGCTCAACGTCCTGATCGCTGAATACGAGGAACTGATCCATGTACAAGCAAAAGCGCCGCAGGCCCAAGAAGAAGACGAGCTATTCCTCGTGAACCTATTTTCCAGGTCCTTCTACAATGACTAAGCCCGGCGACAACGCCTGGATGGCCTACGCCAAGTCACTGTGGGGCGCGCACGAGTACAAGGTCGTGGTCGAGAAGGTACGCTCCCTCTCCCCCGTAGTCCCGGTCTTCGACTACAAGGGCGCATCGAACATCGAAGAGATCAAGTTCAAGCTCGCGCAACGGGATATGCACGCGCTGATCCTCTCAATCCTTATCCCCAAAGGAAACGAAAATGAGTAACGAACAGACGAGTCAGGAAACCGTCGAGAAGACAGAGTCGTCCACTATCACCGAGGACAACATCACCCTCGATGACGTGTACCGCGACGCCGGCCTCGACAAGATCGAGACCCAGCAAACCCAACAACAGCAACAATCACAGCAGCAGACGCAGCAGCAACAGCAGGATCGTGAGTCTTCAAAAATTCCCGATCCATACGATTCGGAAAATTTCAAGGCTTACATGGCTCGGAAAGACTCCGAGACCACCGCGCTTCGCAGCACCTTGGGCAATGTAGCAAACTTCCTGACGACCATGCAGGCGTCGGAAGCAAAGAAAGCCCTGGAGTCCGACATCAAGAGCGCAGTCGAGCGTGTCAACGAAACCGTAGGCCATCCCAAGCCCAAGGTCATCGAGGCTCTCCTCGACGCCGAGGCGCGGGAGAACCCGAAGTTCAAGGCGATCTGGGACAACCGGGCTAAGAACCCCGTTGCCCTCCAGAACGCCCTGAAGATCGTCGCCAAGAAGTTCGGCGATGAACTCTCGGTCAAGGTCGATCCGGCACTCGTGGCGGCTCAACGCGCTAGGAAACTATCGCAGCAACAAATGGCGACGACCTCCGCCGAATCCGAGCAGTCACCCCAGGAAGAGCGGCTCGCCGCAGCCCAGGGTTCGGACTTCGACGCCGAGTGGCAGAAGCTTGTCAGCGGCGGGAATTAGTCCCCAGAAAGGAAAGGTAGCCGCAAGTGGCAGCACTCGTAACCAC